TGAAACTAAAAATAGCATATTTAATCTTGCTAGGATTTACGAACAGATTGATTTTAATGAAGAAGCTAGATACTCTGCTCTTGTCACTCAAGGAAGTTTTCAGTGGAAAAATGGGATCAAAGATACAGAAGTAGAATTTACACCAAATCCTAACGGAAGATTTAATGTAAGTTGGGTACCAGGTAAGAATTTACAAAATAGAGTAATAATAAAAAATGGAAGCAAGTATCCAGGAAACGAACATATTGGCGCTTTTGGCTGTGATAGCTATGATATATCCGGAACTACAGATGGTAAAGGTTCAAAGGGATCGCTTCACGGACTCACTAAATTCAGTATGGAATCGGTACCAGCAAATAGGTTTTTTCTGGAGTATATAGCGAGACCGCAAACAGCGGAAATGTTTTTTGAAGATATACTTATGGCATTACACTTTTATGGTATGCCATTACTTGCAGAAAATAATAAACCAAGATTATTATATTATTTAAAACGAAGAGGATACAGAGGTTATTCAATGAATAGACCTGATAAAGTTTGGAATAAGTTATCAGTGGCTGAAAAAGAAATAGGTGGTATACCAAACTCAAGTGAAGATATAAGACAAGCACATGCTGCAGCAATAGAAAGTTATATAAATTCTTATGTTGGGATTAAACATGACGGAGAATATGGTGATATATATTTTAATCAGACATTAAATGATTGGGCTAAATTTGATATAAATAAAAGAACAAAATTTGATGCAGCGATCAGTTCAGGATTAGCAATCATGGCATGTAATAAAAATTTATATACACCAAGAGCTGAAAAAATATTAAAAAATAAAGTTACGTTTAGTTTTTCTAAATATAATAATAAAGGAAACATTTCAAAAATAATACAATAAATGGCAAATGTAAATACACCAGGTATTTTTCCAAGTCAAGCAGTAAGCGATATTGAGAAAGCTGATATAAGTTATGGGCTACAGGTTGCAAAAGCCGTAGAATCAGAATGGTTTAAAAAAGACTCAGGGAGTACTCGTTACTTTGCAAATAGAGATAACTTTCATAGGTTAAGATTATATGCAAGAGGTGAACAAAGCACTCAAAAATATAAAGATGAATTATCAATCAACGGTGATTTATCATATTTAAACTTAGATTGGAAACCTGTTCCAATAATACCTAAGTTTGTGGATATAGTTGTAAATGGAATCAACGAAAGAACATATGATTTAAAAGCATATTCAGTTGATCCAATTGCAACTAAACAAAGAACGGATTATGTTAGAGGTCTTGTTGAGGACATGCGTTTATTTGATTTTAAAGAAAACGTAGAAGCTCAAACGGGTTTGAATACATTTAATAACGATAGAGAAACCTTACCTCAAGACGACGAAGAACTTGCATTACATATGCAACTAAATTATAAACAATCAATTGAAATAGCTCAGGAACAAGCTTTAACAAATATTTTTGATTTAAATAAATATGATTTATTAAAGAAAAGAGTTGATTATGATATAACTGTTTTAGGTATGGGTTGTGTTAAAAATAGTTTTAATACAGCAGAAGGAATAAAAATACAATATGTTGATCCCGCAGATTTAGTTTATTCATATACAGAATCACCATATTTTGATGATTTGTATTATGTAGGTGAAGTAAGAAGAGTTCCAATAATAGAAGTAAAAAAACAATTTCCAGAATTAACTAATGAAGATATAAAGGAATTAGAAGGTTATGGTTCTGGTAATTCTAAATTATATAATAAATCTTATACAGCAGAAAGTCAAGATAGAAATTATGTATATGTATTATATTTTGAATATAAAACTTTTGAAAATCAAGTTTATAAAATAAAAGAAACTGCATCAGGTGCTGATAAAGCAATACAAAAAGATGATAGTTTTAATCCACCGAAAGATAATAGAGCTAGATTTGAAAAAGTAAATAGATCAATTGAGGTATTATACGAAGGTGCAAAAATTGTAGGTTTTGAAAAATTATTAAGATGGCGTAAGTGTATTAATATGACAAGACCTAAATCTGATATTACAAAAGTTCAGATGAGTTATAATATTGTAGCGCCAAGAATATACAAAGGTAAGCCTGAGTCATTAGTTGGTAGAATGGTAAGTTTTGCAGATATGATTCAAATAACGCATCTTAAATTGCAACAAGTACTTTCAAGAATGGTTCCAAATGGAGTATTTTTAGATGCGGATGGTATTGCTGAAGTGGATTTAGGTAACGGTACAAACTATAATCCACAAGAAGCATTGAATATGTATTTCCAAACAGGTTCTGTTATTGGTAGGTCATTTACACAAGACGGAGATTTTAATAATGCTAAAGTGCCTATTCAAGAATTACAATCATCGGGTGGTAATAATAAAATAAGTAGTTTAATTCAATCTTATAATTATTATTTACAAATGATGCGAGATGTCACTGGATTAAATGAAGCAAGGGATGGAAGTACACCTGATAAAAATGCATTAGTTGGTTTGCAAAAATTAGCAGCAGCTAATAGTAACACAGCAACAAGACATATATTACAAGGAGGTTTATATTTAACTTTAAAAACAGCAGAATCTGTTTCATTAAGAATTTCTGATGTTTTAGAATATTCTAATACAAACAAGCAATTTGTACAATCTTTGGGCAGAATTGATGTTGGTAATTTAAATGAAATAAAAGATTTACATATACATGACTTTGGAATATTTTTGGAATTAACACCCGATGAAGAAGAAAAACAATTATTAGAAAACAATATTCAAGCTGCTTTACAACAAAATAAAATAGAATTAGAAGATGCTATTGATGTTAGAGAAGTTAGAAATTTAAAATTAGCTAATCAATTATTAAAAGTAAGAAGAAGAAATAAAGTTGTAGAAGATCAAGCAATTGCTCAAAGAAATATACAAGCACAATCACAAGCTAATGCTCAATCAAGCCAAGCGGCAGCAGCAGCTGAGATACAAAAACAACAAGGTATTGCAGAAAGCAAAGTACAAATTGCACAAGCACAATCACAATTTGATATTGCTAAATTAGAAAGAGAAGCTGCAATTAAGAAAGAATTGATGGAATTTGAATTTCAATTGAACATGCAGCTTAAAACAGCGGAAGCAGATGTGATTAAAAATAAAGAGAAGTATAAAGAAGATAGGAAAGACGAAAGAACAAAAATACAAGCTTCACAACAAAGTGAACTTATAGATCAGAGAAAATCTGGTACTCCACCAAAAAGCTTTGAATCCTCTGGATTTGATACATTAGGTGGATTTGGTTTAGAGCAATTTGAACCAAGATAAAAACAAAAACAATTATATAATATTTTATTATGGCAGAAATTAAAGCAAAAGTTGTAGAGACTGAAGAAAAGTCTACACAAGAAAAAGAACAAGAAATACAAAAAGACTCAAATTTTGATGAGGAGTCTGGTATGTATAAAGTAAATTTAAACGAAAATAAACAAGAACAAAATGCCGTTCCAGAGCAAAGCACAGATGAGATTTCTGTACGCGACGAATCCAAAACTAGCGAAGAAATTCAAAAAGAAAACGTCGAAGAAAAAACTGAAGAACCTTCCGGAAAAGAAGAAAAAGAAGAAGAAATAGAAACACCAATATTACAAGAAGTTACGGATGATGAAACCAGTAATGACGAGGCTCCAGTGGTTGCAGAGCAAGAAGAGAGCAAAGTTGAACCGGCTGAAGAACCGCAAACTGAAACAAAAGAAATAGTAGATTATCCCGAAAACATTATGGATTTAGTTAAATTCATGAATGAAACAGGTGGAACTATAGAAGATTATGCAAGATTAAATGCAGATTATTCAAATGTTGATGATAATACATTGTTAACAGAATATTATAAACAAACAAAACCTCATTTAAGTTATGATGAAATACAATTTCTTATGGAAGATGAATTTTCATTTGATGCTGAAGTAGATGAGGAAAGAACAATAAAAAGAAAAAAACTCGCTCTGAAAGAAGCGGTTGCAAATGCTAAAGGTTTTTTAACAGGTCTCAAGGATCAATATTACAAAGAAGTCAAGTTGGGTTCTAAGTTAGCTCCTGAGCAACAAAAAGCAGTAGAATTTTTTAACCGTTACAATGAAGAGCAAAAATCAGCTAATGATTTATTGCAGAAGCAAACAAAACATTTTGAACAAGAAACTAGTAAGGTTTTTAATAATGAATTTAAAGGTTTTAATTTCAATGTTGGAGACAAAAAATACAGATTCAATGTTAAAGATGTGAATAAAGTAAAATCACAAAGTTTATCAAATGTTTTTGATAAATACGTTGGAGAGAATCAACTTCTTAACAATGCAGGTGATTTTCATAAATCTTTGTTTGTTGCTTCAAACCCTGATGCAATAGCAAATCATTTTTATGAGCAAGGTAAGGCAGATGCTATAAAGCAAATGTCTGCAGAAGCTAAGAACATTAATATGAATCCTAGAAAAACTGCAGATGGTTATGTTGAAACCGGAGGAATAAAAGTAAGAACTATTTCAGGTGATGATAAGTCTAAGCTAAAAATTAAACTTAAAAATTACTAAAAATTATTAAAAATGGCAGCAACAAGTTTTGCAGTTGGGACAGCCGGATTGGTAACTCCCAGCGCACAAAAAATGACTCTAGCTAGTTCTTATTTAGATATAAGAAATAACGGTTGGACTCAACAATATTTGCCTGAGCTATATGAAGCTGAGGTAGAAAAATATGGAGACAGATCTATTTCTGGATTCATACAAATGTTAGGTGCTGAAATGCCTATGGCATCTGATCAAGTTATTTGGTCTGAGCAAGGTAGATTACACTTAGCATATAATGGACAAATTAACCCTGTAACAGGTGTTGTAGATACAATCACTGGTATTGATTCAGGATCAACTGAAGCTCACGCAGTAAGAAAAGGTGCTACTGTTGTAGCAGTTGTTAATAGCATTGTATTTAAAGCATTTGTTAAAGTAGGTGCTGAAAATTCAACTTCTCAATTAACAATTAAGCCTTACGGCGCTGAAAACGTTGATGATCTTTCAGGTATTGCAACTACAGACAATCAGGTTATTAAGTTTTTTGTTTACGGTTCTGAATTTAAAAAAGGAACTGCATCAATGACTGAGTCTATTGAACCAAACTTTTTATCTTTAACTAATAAGCCAATGATTATCAAAGATCACTTTGAAATCAATGGATCTGACGCTGGTCAAATTGGTTGGATTGAAGTATCTGGTGAAGCAGGACAAAATGGATACTTATGGTATTTAAAATCTCAAGGAGATACAAACAAAAGATTCGAAGACTATTTAGAAATGTCTGTTGTTGAAGCTGAAAAATCTGATTCAACTGCTGATTCTGATATTCCTGATGGATCTGAAGGTTTATTATCTGCTATTGGGAATAGAGGTATTGTAGGTACTGGATTTTTTGATGATTCATCTGACCCTGTATTAGCAAGTTTTGATACATTATTAACTAACTTAGATGAGCAAGGAGCTATTGAAGAAAACATGTTATTCTTAGATAGAGGTGCTAATTTAGGTATTGATGATATGTTAGGAGCTGTAAATGCTAACTTTAGTGGTGGTACATCTTTTGGAGTATTCAACAACTCTCAAGACATGGCTTTAAATTTAGGTTTCTCTGGTTTCAGAAGAGGTTCTTATGACTTCTATAAAACTGACTGGAAATACTTAAACAACAAGTCAACTAGAGGATTAGTTGGTGGTTTAGAAGGAGTATTAGTACCAGCAGGTACATCTTCAGTGTATGATCAAAATCTTGGTCAAAATGTAAAGAGACCATTCTTACACGTAAGATACAGAGCTAGTGAAGCTGATGATAGAAAACTAAAAACTTGGATTACTGGTTCAGTAGGTGGCGCAGCTACTATTGGCGATGACAAGATGGAAGTTCACTATCTATCAGAAAGATGTTTAGTAGTACAAGCTGCTAACAACTTCGTTAGATTTGATTCTTAATATTTATTAAAGGTTAGGGTGCTTCGGCACCCAGCCTTTTATTAACATTTTTATTATATTATATCATGACAAAAACAAAAACGGTTGTAAAACCACAAATAAAAGATAAATTATACGAACTAACTATAAATGAAACACCTATTGTTTATATTATAAAAAGCAAAGGTTTATTATGGTTCGATAAAGAAAAAGGATACGAAAGAGAAATAAAATATTGTGAAAATCAAAAAACAATATTTGCAGATGAAATGAAAGGGCCACAAAAAATGCAACACATTTCTTTTAGAGATGGCAAACTTTTTGTTCCAAAAGAAAAACAAACATTACAAACTTTTCTTGAATATCATCCTGATAACGGAAAAAAATTCGCAGAACATAATCCTGTTCAAATAGCTGAAAATGATTTAAATGTTCTTGAATTTGAATTAGATGCAATGAATACAGCTCAAAAAATTGATGTTGATCATGCTGAAGCAATTTTAAGGTCTGAGATTGGAAATGAAGTGTCTAAGATGACTTCTAAGGAGCTTAAAAGAGATTTATTATTATTTGCTAGAAACAATCCTAAATTGTTCTTAGAATTAGCAAATGATGAAAACATAAATGTTAGAAATACAGGTATAAAAGCTGTAGAAAATAACATTATTAATCTTTCAAGTGATCAAAGAACATTTACTTGGGCTTCTAATGATAGAAAACTTATAACAGTTCCATTTGATGAAAACCCATATTCAGCTTTGGCTGCGTGGTTTAAAACAGATGAAGGAATTGAAGTTTATCAAACAATAGAGAAGAAACTTAAATAGTCGTTATAGTGGTTATGCCGCTTCGGCGGCTTAATCATTATAAATAAAAATTATGGCAATTAACGTAAATACAGTATATCAAACGGTATTATCAATATTAAATAAAGAATCTAGAGGATTTCTTACGCCAGGTGAATTTAATAAAATAGGTTCACAAGTGCAACTTGATATACTAGATCAAAATTTTTATGATTATAATCGTGCAGTTATAAAACAAAACGCTGGAAGAGCGGTAGAAGATTATGGAAATATACCAGAAAAAATTGAACAAAAGTTAGATCCGTTTTTTAAACAAGCAGATATAACATTAACAAATGGTATAGGAACCTTGCCAACTGATTTATATAAAACAATAAATATTAGTATAACTAATAAAACTATTCAATTAGAAAAAGTTAATAAAAAAAATTTATCATACTTATTATCTTCACCTTTAACAAAACCAACCACATCTTATCCTGTATATTATCAGAGAGCAACAGATATTATTGTTGAACCTGCTTTATCAGATGGTAGTTGGACATTAGGTAATTTACTTATTGAATATATAAAAATACCTTCTGAACCTGTTTGGAATAGCAGCGCCGATTCAAATGGTGCATTAACTTATAATTCTTCAGGGTCAACTGATTTTACATTACATGAATCTGATAGAGTACAATTAATATTAGGTATATTAAAATACGCTGGCTTAGTAATACAAGATGCGGCTGTTGTACAAGCTGCAAGTGCAGAAGAAAACAAAACAACTCAACTAGAAAATTTATAATAAATGGGATTAATAAACGTAACAAAACAGGCTTATTATAGTCAGTCACAAAGTTTTACTGGAAATGGGAGTACTACGGCTTTTACGTTAACAACAACTTATTTCCCAAGTTTACCAGCGGCTAAAGCAGATATTCAAATATTTGTAAATGGTAAAGAAATAAATACAGCTAATTATAATTATTCTTCTCCTACAGTAACATTTACTGGCAATTCTTTAAATACGGATATTTTAGAATCAGATGGTGCACCAAAAACAGGTTTAATAATTCAAGTAAAAGAATCTACCAAAGCAGAAAGATTTGGTGGATATAGATATATATCTTTAACAGATTTAGTTAATAACTATATGTATGCATATGTTGGTGATGGTAAATTAATAAATAGAACCAAAAGAACAGATGTACTATTTCATGCAAAAAGAGGGATACAAGAATTTAGTTATGACATTTCTAGAATTGAAAAAATACAAGAAATAGAATTAGGACCAAGTTTATCAATGCCTATGCCTCAAGATTATGTTCACTATGTAAGACTATCATTTGTTGATGATGCCGGTATAGAAAACATTATTTACCCAGCAAGATATACATCTAGACCTTCTGAATCTATATTGCAAGATGATGATTATGGATATTTATTTGATTCTGACGGAAGCTTATTAACAGGAACACCTGTGACAAATAATAGATTTAAAGATTTTGATATTTCAAAATTAACTGGTTCTCCAACTAACGCAGATGTAAGTTATGATGCCGATAACGCTTTAGATAGATTATTAGTATTTGGAGGTAGATATGGATTAGATCCCGAAACTACACAAAACAATGGAGTTTTTGTAATAGATGAATTAAATGGCAAATTTAGTTTTTCAAGTGATATGGCCGAAAGAATTGTAACTTTAAAATATGTATCTGATGGTTTAGGAACGGATGACGAAATGCAAGTACATAAATTTGCAGAAGATGCAATGTATAAATATATAACTCACGCTATAGCTTCAGCACAAGTAAATTTTCCAGAATATATTGTAAATAGATTTAGAAAAGAAAGAAGAGCAGCAATGCGAAATGCTAAATTAAGATTATCTAGTTTAAAATTAGGTGAACTTACGCAAGTAATGCGAGGCAAGTCAAAAAGAATTAAATAATAATATATGCCAGAAATTAAGAACAATTTTCTTCAGGGTAAAATGAATAAAGACCTTGATGATAGATTAGTACCTAATGGCCAATATAGAGATGCTTTAAACATCAAAATATCTAAGTCAGATGGAGACGACATAGGAACTGTTCAAAATATAAAAGGTAATACTTTATTATATAGCAGTTCTTTAGGTTTAAGTGCTTCAATTGAAACAATTGGTAAATATGTTGATCAATTAACTGGTGATATATTTTGGTTTGTAACAGATTTTTCAGGAACAGACGGTGCATTAACAAAAGATGACACAAGAGCTTCATCTAGTAATGTTTGTAGAATATATTATGCTAATGCAAGATCTTCTTCTGCACCTGAAATTATAATTAATAGCTATAGATTAAATTTTAGTAAAAATCATCCTATACATCACGTAAATCTTATAGATAATTTATTATTTTGGACGGATAACTATAATCAACCAAGAAGAATAAATATAAAAGCAACTACGAATATAGCTGATCTTGATACATACTACACTAATGACGCTTATTTAGAAGATAAAATAAGTGTTGCTCAAATTGCCCCTGCTTCAGCACCAAAGGTGATTATGGATTTTGATTTTGTAGATCAAGCAACAGCATTGGCTGAAAGACATGGTTTAGATAAATTTATAAAATTTGCATATAGATACAAATTTGAAAATAACGAATATTCTTTAATGTCGCCTTTTTCTCAAGCTTGTTTTATTCCTGGTGACATTACTAAAGAGTTTGTTTTAGGAGATGCTGATGATACAGCTAGCACAGATGGTCCTAGTTTTGACTCTTCTGATGAAACAAAAACAATAAAAAGTACTATTGTAGACTTTATGATAAATAAAGCTACTCAATTTAAATTAAAATTAGATTTACCTAGCTTTACAGAATATTCAAATGTAGCAAGTGCTAAAGTAGGCTCAGGTGTTCAAAATGAGGATTTACCTATAACAAATTTTTCTGGAACTGGTCCTACAACAGGGCAGCAAATATTAACAGAAAGAGGTGATTATTATGTTGTTGATGACGGTAGTAGTAGCACAGAAATTAGGGTTTCAGAGTCTGATGGTGTAGATCCTGCTTTAGCTTACCAATCAAGATTATACTTTTTTGCTTCCACATCAGATACATATGGCAATCCTGCAAAAATATCAGAAATAGAAATATTAATTTCAGAATCAAATAGCGCAGCGGTTAAAGTTGTTGGGTCTAAAAAAATAACTGGTACTTCGGGTCTTAGAAGAGCAGTGCCTATATCGGATACATCTGCCAAAGCTGTTTGGTATACAGGTTTTGAGTATAAACATGAAAAACCTATAAAAACATTACCAGAAGCGGAATTAATTAGAGTTTCAGATGTTATACCTACAAAAGCTAAAACACAAGAAGTTTCTGGTAATAGGGTTATATATGGTAATTTTTTACAAAATAGATCTATTACTGGTGCTTTAAATCTAACTGGAAGTTCTAGATTTTCTATATCATCGGGAGAGTTAATAAGAAATCAAGAATCGTATGGTCATCAAAGTGTAAAACAAAATAGACAATATTCTGTCGGTTTAATTTTATCAGATCGATACGGAAGACAATCAACTGTTCATTTACCGGAAGTTTCTGTTACAAGTGTTGATCCCGTTGCCCCATCTGTTGTTTTAAATAATGGAGTTTTAGATTATAAAGGAACAGCATTAAAAGCAACATTTACAAGTTTGATAACTGATGTTTATAATAAAGATACAAATCCTTTAGGTTGGTACTCATATAGATTTGTTGTAAAACAAACTCAACAAGAATATTATAATGTATATTCACCAGGTGTAATTGATAATATACCCACCGGTAATACAAGCTCCTGGTTAGTTCTACATGGTGATAATATAAATAAAGTACCAAGAGACATTACAGAAACAAATAGAGAAGATGGTACGCAGGGATCATTAACTTCTTTATTGCCTAAAGTTATAAATACAAGCGGTACTCAAACTCAGTCTACAGCAAAACAATATTTAAAAGTAATATCAATAGGAACTGGTTTAGAACAAGGATTGTTTGAAAGCGGTAGCACATCTCAAGTTTTAGATGAATTTTATAACTATGAACAAAACCCTTTGATAGCACAATTACCAGATGGATTTGGGCAAAACTGGTCT